CTATCCTTGCGCCGAAGGCGTCCCGTTCACCGAGGGTATCTATACCGCCACCCCACCCAACCTACCTAATGTGTAGCCGGATTCTTAATGAATGTAGCCATGGCTGCGTCTTTTTTCAAATCAAATAATATTATATATATACACTAAGTCGGATAGGACATGGAATACATACGATATTACCGAATAATATGCCTGAAGAGAAGCACAACAAAGATGAAAGGAGGTTATTTTAGATGGGATGAACCCGTATATTGGCGTACAAATCAGGCAGGTTATACAAAAGACCCTTCTATGGCAGGTATTTACAGTGGATCAGATATAGAAGATTGTGCAGGTTGTAGAGGAGATTGGGTTTTAGAGCCATTATCAGACAAAGAAAGAAGAGAAGCGAATGGTTTACCTCCATTAACAGGACTAGAACCTTTTGAAATGCCGAGGAGATACTAATGCCACACCTAATATCAGCTACATTATCAGAAGAAGCATACAAAGTATATTGCAGATGGAAATCTACACGATCAGCAAGCGCGAAGATTTCCTTGGCAATGTCAGAGCTTGAACAGATCCAGGAACTAAATGAGGCATTGATTACACAATTGAATATTCATAAGTCAAGATGGAAGTGGTTAAATGAAAATTTACCAAGAGAGATCTCTAATGGTGAGCATTCTGGACAAATACTTCTTGAATATGCATGTCAACATGACCATTTGTATTACAGGAGAGATTAAAATGAAGATAACATATTGCCATGAATGCCATAAACCAAAAAACCCTGCCCCAAATTTTGTATTGGACTCAGGTCAATGGTGCAGATGTACTGACTATCGTACTTAGTTAGACTGTATTATTCATCCATAGCGCACTAAGAACAGCAACCAATCCTAACATGACCTTCCAGATAGGGTGTTTTGGATCTGCTAATGTTTTTTCTACATCATCATTCAAAGAATATCACCTTGCGCTCTATCTCTTGCCATAGTTAGTGCGCCTTGTGCTTCTGAAATATCATACTTTTCCATAGTAATCATATAATTTACTAATGTAGTTGATCCACTTGCATCATTACTCCTGGCATAAACATATAAATCTTCAACAATTAAATTATCTGGATCTATAATTCTGTTAGATCCATTCCACATATCAGAAAAAGCATCTGCACCAGACCAAGCGATTTGATTGTCATCATCTGCTCTCATAAAATTTGCTTGACTTGTTACGCCATCAGGGTTCTTTGAAAGTTTGCCAATAACATCTGCAGCCGAACTAGTATATGTTGTTCCCCATACAACAAAATCAACAACACGGTACGCCGTGTCGAAGCGGCCATCAAAAAGCGGTACTAATTGTGGGTTCCCTGCTTCTGTTTCTGCTTCGTTTACAACTCCACGTGCTGTATATGTTCCTATCTTCTTCATTTCTTCTTCTTCCTCCCTGCGGGTGTCTTTTTGAAGGCAGCAGACATAGCCTTGAAATTTACTTGTCCTTTCTTTTTGCCTGATTTGTATTTGTATTTGTTAGATTTTGCTTTAACGAACTTTTGCCAGGAGTTGAGTGGTCGCTTAACTTTTGCAGCTACTTTTTTTCCAGAAGCTACAGATCGCTTTGCAGATTTGACCATTTGGCGAGCATCACCAAACAATTCGTACATTTCTTCGAGCGTTCCCTCTACTTTAACCATCAGTTTAACCTCACTGTTGGCTTAATGCTAGTGCTACGCTGTTTGCTTGTGTAGCGTTTTCTAGTGTGCATTCCATAACATAGGCTACCTTTACGTTACCTGATGTCAAAGCTGTGGATTGATCCACTAACAAAAATAATGAATCAACGCCTACAAGATACCCGTTTGTAAATTGTTGAGGCGCTACATCGAAGTCTTGAGTAGCAAAGCCTGTTGCAAAGTCCTCGACACCAGATCCATCGGGCGCGATCTGAGCATTGTATAATTGCATTGCACCAGAACAAATTAATGATTTATCGTCAGCAGTTACTATACCAACTTGAGATTGTGTAGTTAACTGGTGGCTTATTCTGCACATGTTAGCACCAACAACAGAATTTGCAGTATCTGATTCATCAGTTATTTGACAAGATATGTTGTGGATTCTAAGAAGAGTAGACTTGCTTACTCCTAAATTAACATACGATCCTAAGTCTATTTCAGCTTGGGCATATGTTGTTCCGTTCGATGTTACTATTCCTCTCAAAAAAAATGAGTCACTTTTAGCCATGTGCTTCCGGATAACGGTAAGGTTTATGAATATTTTTACCGGATTTCGGAGTACTACCGACTATCCTTGCGCCGAAGGCGTCCCGTTCACCGAGGGTATCTATACCGCCACCCCACCCAACCTACCTAATGTGTAGCCGGATTCTTAATGAATGTAGCCATGGCTGCGTCTTTTTTCAAATCA